AATATTATTTATTAAATTTAGGAGAAGAAGAATATGCTATTAAAGCTATAGCTGATTTATTAACTATGGGTATGCCTCCTGGAGCTAAAGGTCCAGATGATGAAGTGGAAAATGATACTACTGCGGGTTCAGATGATACTCCAGATGCGGAACCAGCTGATGATGCGGGAGGAGATGAGGAAGATTTATCTGAAAATAAAGAAAAAGAAAATTTAGGGGAAAAAAGAATTAAAATTATTAGAGAAAATAAGGTTACAAAAAAAAACCCTATTAAGTTTAGAATTTTAAAGGAAAATGATGCCGAATCTGGTATTGAAATTCTAAAAAAAGAATTAGGTTTTACAGATGATAATTTTGTAAAACAATCTTCCGTAACATATAAATTATTAGTTCCTAGAGCTGATAGGATGAATATTGCCTCCCGAATAGATCAAATTGAAGATTTTGAATTTGATGCTAACTTAAAAGGTTCATCTATTGGAGGTATAAAATATAAAAATGCTAAGTTTTTACTAAAACCATCTGGAGTACAGGGTAGAGCATCTGCTGGTACACAAAATGAAGATGTATTAGTAGATGAAGTTAAAAAATATTTAGAACAAGGAGCTAAAAATGTTATTTTTCAAGGTACCAACCAAAATTATGTTACTAAAAATATAAAAGAAATATTAGATGTAGGGTATGATACTGCCTCCGGTAAAAAAGCAGATGTAGTTTTAGTAGGAGATAAAAAATATCCCATATCAATTAAAAAAGATAATGCTGGGTTTTGGGAAAGTTCAGATACTAGATATAAAGATGTAGTACTAAAACTGTCTGATAAAATAAAAAATAAAGATTTTGCTCCTCAATTAGTTTTTAAACCATTTGTTGATGCTATGGGTAATACAAAAGAGGGGATTAATATTATGTTTAATGATGAAACTAATAAACCGGTTACTGGTGTTATAGTTACTGATTTGCCTACTAAGGATGAACAATCTATTATTTTTGGTTCGGATAATGCAGTAGTAATTTATAAAACATATTTACCTAGTGATTTTAATTTACAAGGTGAAAACTTAAATATTAAAGTTAATAATATTATAACGGATTTAAAACAAATAGAAGAACTTAATTTAGAACCAGTATTAAATATTAGAAGAGATGTAACTAGAACGGCTACTGGAGGAATAAGAGCTACTGTACAACCGGAAAAATTACTTTATAGAGATGGTCAATTAACTGGTGATAAAATAGAATTATCTTATAATCAAATAATGGGATAAACAAAAAAATTTATAGACTGATTCATAGCCAGTCGATTTTAAAAATATATAGGAGCTGTGGCCCAATTATTGGAGCCACAGCTTTTTTTTCGTATATTAACATGTAAAACTATAGTAAATGAATATATTAATTATTGGAGCAGGTGTAGCAGGTGTGAATGCCGCCACTAAACTAATTGATAACAATTTTAAGGGTAAAATTACCATTATTGATATGGGTAAAAACCCATATGAAAGACCATACGAAGAGGTAATGACAGGATTTTTGGGTGCTGGAGGTTGGTCTGATGGAAAGTTGACTTACCACACTTCTATTGGAGGTCAACTTTCAAAATATTGTGGAGACGAAAAAGCAATGGAATTAATGGATCAAGTAATTGAAAATTTTAAACGTTTCCACCCTAAACCAGAAGCGGTTCAATGTTCTAACCCAGTAGCTGAACCTGATTTTATAAAACCATATTTTGGCCTACGTTTATTCCCAGTTTGGCACGTAGGTACTGATTATTTACATGAAATAGGTAAAAATTGGTATGATTTTTTAATTAATAATGGTGTTGAATTTTTATGGGAAACTAAAGTTACTGATATTAATTTTAATGATAGTATAGTAAGGGCGGATTCGGAAAACTCACAAATTATTAGATCATATGATAAATTAATATTTGGTGTAGGTAAATCTGGTATTGATTTTGGTAAACAATTAGCAGAAAAATATGAATTACCTACAGAACCTAAATCAGTTCAAATAGGTGTTAGATTTGAAGCACCACAAAAACACTTCCAAAAACTAATTGATGTATCTTATGATTTTAAATTGTATAGAAAATTTGAAGATAAAGGTGTATCATTAAGATCATTTTGTACTAATAATAATGCTGCTTATGTTGCAGTAGAAGAAACTTATGGTGATCACAGTTATAATGGTCATGCTAAAAAAGATGAGGCATTTAGAAATGATATGACTAACTTTGGTATTTTAATGGAAATACAAGGTATAGAGGAACCATTTACTTGGTCTAGAAAAGTAGTTAATTCTATACAAAAAGATGGTACAGGTTTATATTTTAGTCCATCTAGAAGACCATCTAAAACATCAGAAGGTGCGGATGTTTCATCTATTATGATAAATAGGGATCAATTAGATACAGTTCGTAATCAATTTAATGGGTATTTTCAATATATTGATGATTTTATTGAAGATATGAAAAAAGTATTTCCAACTTTAAGACACGATTGGGGCATTTACATACCAGAGGTCAAATATTTATCACCAGAACCCCTAGTTAATTATAATAACTTAAGTTTAACTAAATATGAAAATATCCATTTCGTCGGAGATGCCCTCTCAGCTAGAGGAATTACTGTCAGCGGAGCACAAGGAATCTTCGTTGCCGAAAGCCTTATCTAATACTGAATTAGAGCAATTACTTGACGCTATAAATTTATATTTTTTATTTAATTATAACGAAACGGATTTTTTTAAGAAGGATAAAATTGAGGAAATAAAATTATTTTTAGATTTACGCCACGAGGTTTTAACTCAATATAGGAATAATAATCATGATTAATATTTATTTACACACCTCAATATGGAAGAAAATATTATCCATTTACTTATAGCCCTAATCTCAGCACTTGGTAGTGTTGGAGCATGGAGATTCTATGAAACTAAAATAAGATTAAAATCCGATAAAGAGGGTAATCCACAACAAGCCAACGAAAATTTTATTCAAGACTTACAAGCTAGAGTAGCTAAATTAGAGTGTTTATTAATAGAATCCTCTGAGGAAAAAGACGAAATGAGAGAAACTATTACTAGTTTATCATCTGAAGTTTCTGGTTTAAAAGTCAAAATTGAATTTTTAGAGGAAGAAAATGCATATTTAAAAGGTAAAACATCTCGCAAAAAATAGTTGGATACCCTAAATATTTTTCATATATTTATGTGTTAATTTTAAATGTTATATATATATGTCCATGAGATATCCTAAAACTAAAGATGATTGGCGTACAAGATCAATCACAACCCCCGAAGGAGTTACTATTACATTTTTTGATTTTAAACTCCATAATTGGAATGGCCCTGCCATTAGATACCCAAGAAGTTTTAAGAAAAAACCCGAATACTATTTATATGGTTTTCTAAAAACTAGAGATGAATGGATGGAATTAAGAAGAGATAGAAACGGTGTTCCACCGGATAAAAATCCTCAAGTTCAATCTAGATTTTAATGAAAAAAGCAGTTATAGTATCTGGGTATTTTAACCCCATACATAAAGGTCATCTAGAGCTATTTGAGAAATCAAAAGCTTTAGGTGACATGCTTATAGTCATTGTAAATTCTGATTTACAAAGATTTTTAAAGGGTTCTAAAGAATTTCAAAAGGAAGATGAACGTTTACTAATAGTTAAAGCAATTAAATATGTTGATTTTGCTATGGTATCTATAGATCAAGATAGAACCCAAATAGAATCTATTAAAGAAATACATTCTATATTTAGTGAAACACATAATTTAGCATTTGCAAATGGTGGAGATCAAAATAATGATACTATACCAGAAGCTAGGATATGTGAAGAATTAGGTGTATCTTTAATAGATGGAGTAGGTGAAAAAATACAATCCAGTAGTTGGTTATTAAAAAAACAATAATATGAAAATAGGTTTATGTGGTACAATGAGTGTAGGTAAAACTACATTAGTAAATGAACTTAAAAAATTAGAACAATTTAAAGATTATGAGTTTGCTACTGAACGTAGTAAATACTTAATGGATTTAGGTATTCCATTAAATACTGATTCTACATTAAAGGGTCAAACTATATTTTTAGCAGAGCGAGTAGCTGAATTAATGAAAGAAAATGTTATAACAGATAGAACTGTATTAGATGTTATTGCATTTACTAATTTAGCTAGTTCTATTGATTTTAAAGATAAAGAATATTTTGAAGATTATGCTAGAGTATTTGTAGGAGAATATGATTATATATTTTATATAGATCCTATAGGTACTACTATGGAAGATAATGGAATCAGAGAAACTGATTTAGAGTATAGAGAAAGAATTGATGCTGCAGTTATTAAAGCTATGAACACATATGGTCATAGGTGTAAAAATGTACATGTTATAAAAGGTACTACTAGTAAGCGTATAGAGCAGATACTAGATTTAGTCAAATTTTAAATATTTATAATAAACTAAAATCATGCAAGATAACTTTAGCGTAAAAAATTGGAAAAATACTGTCTTATATGAACAAGACTTTAAGCAAGAATTAAACATTTATGGGTATCAAACTAAACATTTCGATTTATGCCCTGGTGCTCAAAATTTATATAAAAGGATATTAGCTGGTGATTTTACTGATGGTGTGCCCTCCGCTAAGGAACAAGAGACTATAATTACATTAGCCAAACTTCATGATGCATTATTTGGTATGGAAAAAATTGCTCTATCATCTAAAGATGGAGTAGATAAGGAATTTGCTAATAAAGCTCAAGGTATAGCTGATAAAATAATGGATATGTCTCAAAGCTTAGATTTAGTAGATGAACATGGCTATGTACAAAACCATGTAGATATTATTAAAGATAAAGTAAATGAAATGGCAATTGTTCTCCCAGAACAAGAAAACAAAGCAGAAAAGATGGCTGCTTTAATAAAACAAAGAGATGCTTTAATAAAAAAGCATTCGGATGCTGGAGAAATGTTCAGTGATAAAGTTTATGATCTTGATAGTCAAATTCAAAAAATGGCAAGATCTGAAAGTTTAGATGAAATTGAATTAGAAATTCCGGGAGATGAAAGCAGTGCCACTGTCGATAAAAAAGTACAAGCAAAAGCTACTAGACAAGATAAAATAATTAAGGATTTTCAACGAATCCAAAAACAAATGCAAACCCACCTTGAAATGTATAAAGATGCAGAAGGGGATGAAGCTAAAAAACTAGCATTACAAATGCTAAAAAATCTTACTCCTGAATCT